CACGCTTATCTCAATCCACCAGCATCAATAAAACTCGCTGCGCTAGTTCGACTGATGATCAAGTATGAGAAGATGCACAAGTTGAAGAAGGCACCAAGAGCAATCCAATATAGATCCACCTGGTTCACGCTGATGTATGCACGCTATGTTCTGCCCATGGAACAGGCGTTGTATGGGATGTGTTTAGACCACCCAGGCATCAGAACGTTCGCAAAGGGCCGCAACAACGCAGAGCGCGCAGCAGATCTGCGTGCGGCGTATGAAGTCTATAAAAACCCCATAATCATACTGGACGATAAATCAGCATTTGACTCCAGTATTGGTCCATGCCACTTGGAGTACGTTCACAACATCATTAGGGCATGCTTTGGGAAACACAGACTTCTCGAACAGATAATGAAACATCAACTGTTCAACCGCGGGTGGACCCGGGGCGGCATAAAATACGAGTGTATAGGACGAAGAATGAGCGGCGATGCAGACACAGCACTGGGGAACTCACTGATCAACTACATGGCTTTGAAATATGCATATGGCAAGGATGCCATAGTTTATTGCGATGGCGATGATTCAGTTATCTTTCTGCCCCGGTCTACCGAAGCCAAACCAGGCACGGGGTTTAAGACCGAAACCGTTGTGGTAGAGAACTTCGAGGACATTGAGTTCTGCCAGTGCTACCCCAGGTTAGATGAGAGGGGTTGGATCATGAGTCGCCACCCCCTTCGAGCGATGACACGGATGAGCGTATCATGCGGCAAGCCCGTCACTGCTAGTTATGCGACAACCATCGGCATCGGTGAGGTAAGGGCCCAACCAGGTTGTCCAGGAGTAATGGATCTTGCAATGGTTTTGTCGAAAGGTGGCGGCAGATTCAACGCAAGTTATCTGGAGTACCAAGCCAAGATTGGCGCTGTAGGGTGGGATGCAGCTGTGCCCACCACCTCAGCCTGGAGCGACGCAAACCGAGTGGAAGCTGGGTTAGGGGACCGAGGATTTTACACCCTACGGTTCAACCCGAGCTTGACACAGCATTATATTGTTTACGATGGAGAAAGTTTCAAAGACAACTATAATTGAAAAGAAACACGCGAGTAACGCGAAACCTAAGCGCAACCGACGACGTAGAGGAAAACGATCGGAGAATGCCAATAATGAGTCAATAACAGCGACTCCAAGCGGGTTTGGGAAAGAAAGATTCGTTCCCATACCGACTATTATGGCGAAAACCGCTAAGTTTCGACGAGAGACCAAACCAAAGGTGGGTGCGCTGTCGGATGCAGCGGCCAAGTGGGTTTTGGCATATTTAGACCCATGCGGCAAGCACGACTCAAGGCCGGGTGCAGTCATGATACCAGACGGAGCACCACAGCAGTTGGCTTGTTTGAACTACTCGACGGCACAAACTATCAAGCCGCCCTATATTGGAAGCGGGCTTAACCTGAACGCCGAACATAGCATGTGTTTCGTAAGTCCACCGAGCGTACGGTCACACACGTATGTGATGGCCCGGGTTAATGGCGGTGAATTTGGTAAGGAGCAAGTTAAATTGATGATGGAGGCCCTATCTGGGATCACGGATATTAAAACGGTGACGTATCCTAATTGGCTAGCAACCGAACCAGATTCCAATGGTAAGATCGACATGTACGTGACAAGTTTGGCGCCAACACTGATGGCAGACATCAGAAGACCTACTGCTGACAGTGTGGGAGAGTTCACAAGCTTTCGAGAGGCTGCCCGCGGAATGACGATAATGTTCAATGCCCCAGATCTAGCAAACCAGGGCACCGTCACAGTTGGGCAGTGGCGAATGGATAGCACAATTAAAACAGTGGTGCCAGAATCAGCTGGATTCCCAGTCGTGATATCGATAACGCTGATAGGAGGCTCACCAGCGAGAGTGAACATCGCCCCTACAGCCCATCTGGAGCACGCCAACATCAAATGGGCACACAACAGCAATTCTGCGACCTTCGAAAGTTCGTCCATCATAGAGGCGGCAAATGGCGCCATTGCGGTGGGAATCGGAGAGCAGTATAGGTATGAAGTTCGACAGGCTCCCAATGGGTTGCAACTGTCGCTAACAAACATCACTACGACCACTAGCGTGCCAATGATGTTGCGGCTCGCGACCATACCAGTAGGTATAATCCACGCGAAGACGGTCCTAATGGGCGTGGTGGATGAAGTAAAGGTGAAGGTTGTTAACAGCAAGTACAGAGCAATAACAATGCCAGCGTTATCACAGGCAGACATAACGCAGTTGGATCCCAACCACTACGTCGGATTACTTCGCGAGAATGGTGGCGTGTACGTTCCCAGTCGAGCTTGGCAGCCCGTGTTTCCCTTTCAGGATGCAAGTGGCTTAGCCAAATGGGGTTTTGTTACTAGCCTCGAGGATGACACTATGCCAGTACTGACTGGTTATAGCGACTCCTTCGATGCGGTGCACAACTTCACTGTGGTAAACTGCCAGGGAATGAGCTACGGGGCCACGCCATTTGTCAAGACCGAGGTGAGAAGAGAAGTGGTGCCAACTATGGCAAGTCAGTTAGGCGCAACACTTATCAAAGCGGGCGCGATAGACACCTGTGCGATGGATCTAGCGCACGAATTGGCCAACGCCTTCCCACATGGGTTCCCAGCTTCAGCTAATGGGATAGGTTGGTTGTTTGCCAAAGTGAGCAGGGTTCTGAAGCTGTTGCCTGATTATCAGGCCACAGCCAAGCGGGTGGCC